AGAATATTAGCATTTTTTGAAAATTTACCTAAGATTAGTTATGATATTAAACATACTTGCGAACGATGTGGTTTTAATCACAACTTACATATGGAGGGTCTCACCGATTTTTTTACTTGAGTTTTCGGGGGGCTAACTTAAAAGCCTACTACGAAAACATGTTTACATTGACTCACCAATACAAATATACTCTTACGGAATTAGAAAACATGATTCCGTGGGAAAGAAATATGTACATTGGTATGGTAAACAATTGGGTGAAGGAAGAAACCGAGAAACTCAAACAGAAGAATGTAGAAGCACAGCAGAATTTATCAAGAATATTAAAGAAATCTAAGAGAAAATAATGTCATTGTCAGCCATAGCCTCTCAACTGTATACAATACAGACTAGAAAAAAAATTCCATTATCAACTGCATTTAAATTAATGGTGCGCGAAGATTTGGCTATGCGGTTTTCGGTTTACAATCTAGCCAGGACATTAACTAAATCAGAGTTTATTGCAACAGTAGCACAAGCATCATTTGGGCAGCGAACACCATTACAGAAAAAACAAGACGAAGAAGAATCCAAAAAAGAAAAAAGAGATAAACAGTTCAAACAATTTTCTGCACTTTCTATTGCTAATCTTAATAAAAAGATTAATACACTTGCTATGATTACTGAAAGAAACACTGCACTCATTAGCGGCATCTATGGCGAACTTGGTTCATTTAGAACACAGAGAAGAATGAATATTAACTCATTTACTGATAGAGCTGTCAGAGTTCCTGGATTGAGTAGAACTATAAAAGGTCAAATAGAACAAATTAATGCAGAACTGCAGCAATTAAAAGTTAAAGAACGAAGAGGTAAGGTTCGTGGTGTTACCGCGAAAGCCAAAGAAAAAAAAGAAAAAGAAAAATCTGAAACAGATTTCTTTAAGTTATTTTTACCATTACTATTAAAAAATCCAACAGCATTAGCATTACTCGCTGGTGGTGCACTCAGATCCATCGGAATTGCTCGATTAGGTATTGCTGCATATGCCTTATACAATCTTCCTGGTGCAATGCAAAGAATGGGAACTCGTATGGGAGGTAAAACTGCATATGATGATCCAATAACAGAAGCAACTAGCCAAACAGTAGATCCATATATTGCTGGATATGGAGCATACCAAGCAACAAAAATGGTAGGCGGCGCGATTTCTATGTTAAGAGATCGAGGCAAAGCAGGATTAAAGCCTGTAACTGCATCGCAAGCTCGTATACAAATGATTAATAAAATGATCCCTGGATTTCAAAAACGTGGGATGGGATATCGCGAAGCACAAAAAACTGCAGGTCAGCGTGTCGCAAAATATAGCAAAGCAGTAAATCAAGCAAAAAAATTTAAAGTGGTGGCGCCATTACTCAGAGGGTTGATTCAAAGATTTCCTGCAGTAAATGCTGCGGTTGTAACATATCATCTATCAAAAATGTCCATTGCAGTGTCTAATAGATCTAGTGGATTAATTTCACAAGATAAATTTAGAGAAGAGATGATTAGTGGATATGATGGTTTAATTGATAGTGTTGGTGTTACTGGAGTTGGTATGTTGATGGGTGGATTAGTGGGAACGGCAATGTTTCCTGGTGTAGGAACCGTTGGTGGTGCTATACTTGGCGGAACATTCGCGACATTTGCTCATCTTATCTCAGAATTGTTCGGTGGGAAAGATAGCAAATATTTGGCTACAAAAGTTTACGGAATTATTCATGAAGATAAAACAGAAAGAGTAACACCAAAAAAAGAAGTACCACCAGATGAAACAGATAACCGCGACACAGATCCAACAGATGCTGAAAGGGGCAACACAGATCCAACAGATGCTGAAAGGGGCAACACAGATCCAACAGATGCTGATCGTCGATCAGGTCGTCGACCTGATCGTTTATCTTGGATGAAGGATACAGAGTTCTTGCAAGAAGTATACAGAGTTTCTGATAAGTTTAAAATTGACCCCCAAGATTTACTGAAAGTGATGCATATAGAAACAGGAGGTACATTTGATCCTGCAATTCCAAACCCAACCCCAGGTTCAACTGCAACAGGTTTAATTCAAATGACAGAAGCTAATGCTAAAACATTAGGAACTACAACAAGCAAATTAAAAATGATGACTCGCGCTGAACAAATGACTTATGTTGAGAAATATTTTGATTTTTGGAAATTACCAAAAGGCGCAAATCGTGCTACAATTTATGCATATGTTTTTGCGCCTGCAAAAGCACAAAGAGGTGACACAGTTTTTTATAGACTTGGTGATCGCGAATATGATATTAACCGTGCGTTAGATGTTGCAGGGGAGAAAAACGCAATCGACATGGATGATCTTGATCATCATACCAACAGACCAAATTTTCCAATTCCAGAAAATCCTAGAGTCGAACTACCACCAGAAGAAGAATTACCAGTAACATCAAATGTAACTAATGAAGAAGACACTACCATGTTAGCAATGAGTGCCATTCAAGGTGTTGAAACATTATCTAAAAGGCTTGATTTGTTTGGAAGAGAAACTAGAAATGCTATTGTGGGGTTAGGAAATGATGCATTATCAAACAGAAGAAATCCTTCTGCATTTAATCCTGAATTTCCATATGAAATGAATAGAGTATAAGAGTGTAAAAAAAGGGGGACTATTTCTAGTCCCCCCAAACATCACTATGGAACGCACACCGTGCTTATAAGTGATGTTTAGTCTTTTGCCAACTTCTCAAAGAACGCCATATCGTCGTCATCGACGCTGACGCTTTCAGCCGTCACTTTCTTGGCAGGAGTGGAACGAACAACAGGAGCATCAGCCTCCTCGTCATCAATCCGAGTAGCAGTTGCACCAGCAACGCCACCAGCACCAAGAACCTTGTTCAACTTTGCCTTCAGTTCGTCATAGGTCTTGAAGTTCTCAGGCTTCAAGAAATCCTTGAGCGAGTGAGCAGACTTCCAGACCTTTTCAATCTGAGCATCGTCGCCATTCAACAATGGAGCAGCAGCCTCGAACTCAGACTTATCGTAGTTGCGATAGCCTTCGACCTGACGAATCTTGACCTTGAAGTTCGCACCCTTCCAGAAGTCAAACGGATTCAGCGGCGTCTCATCAGCAAACTGAGGCTCAAGTTTTTCCTTGATCTTATCAAAGATCTTCTTACCAAACTTATAGAGGAAAACTTTTCCTTCATTCTCTGGACGCTTTGCATCAGAGACGACAAGCACATTTGCGATGTATGTCAACTTGCGCTTCTGCTTACGAGCGATTTCCTTGTTTGCTTCGATGCCAGAGTTCCAAAGAACAGTGTTGTACTCAGAAACTGGATCGTTCTTGCCCATAGTGGTGAGAGAGTTCTCAATGTACCAACCACCTGGACCTTGGAAACCATGGGACCAGATTTGTACCCAAGGCAAACCATCTTCGCCGTCAACTGCTGGTGTATCGAGGAAGCGGATAACTGCGTATCCGTTGCCAGCAGCATCAACATCAGGTTGCCAAAAGCGATCATCTGCGCTCTTAGAACCGCCACCACCTGCTGAAGATTGCTCAACTGCCTTCTTCAACTTATCAAGGGACGAACCCTTCTTTAGATTTGATAGACTCATTTGTATTCTCCGTATAGCGTTGTATAAATTGTATTTTGCTTATCCACTTTCTTCATTACCATATTATTATATAGTATTCTGTTGAGCAAGTAAAGTTTCTTTTGTCAAGAGTTTATACTTGTCAACATTTACTGTCAAAAACGCACCATACTTGCGTACCTTTCTTGACACTTTGGGATAGATGATATCATCAGAAATCTTCTTATCCCAAATTCGAATAAAGTCGAAGATGTTATTGAGAATCACCATAGTTTCTATAGTCACTTCTTTTTGCATAAGAAGATTCAGTAATGGTGGAAATTGTCCATCTTCAACTTTAAATAAATTGTTAAATTCTTTAGGGTCTGGGCAGATCTTTTGTAGATCTTCCAAGTAAACCTTGCTCATCGAATCCGTGGTTCGTTTCCAATCCCTATAAGTTTCTTCAGCCTGGTCTTCAAGCAATGACTTGGTCCAGTTATCGTCACTGTGTACAAAATTAGCAACCAGAAATGGAACCATCTCATCGTCGCGGTACTTGCGCGCCAGACGATGGAAAAGAAACTTGTCGCGGCGTTTTTGAAATGCATCTATTGATACTCGAGTTTTGCCATCGTATTGGAAAAAATTATAACTTTCGGAACTAAAGTGTAGTTTAATCGCCTGATAGATGCAATAAAGATCGTATCCGTTCAAATCTGTCCTCTCTTAAACTTCTCAAGAAGATCGCGCCTCTTGGCTTGCGTCGCTTCGTCAATCTCCACTTCATCTTCTTCGTTATTCTTTTCTGCTTCGTTTACTGCTTTAACTAACTCAGATGCACTCTGAGTTCCTGTAAAGAAAGCGGGAAGCATCAGCCACCAAAGAGATGATTGCGTGATGTAAATCATCACTCCCGTAAATGACCAAACAAAAATATTCCAGATTAATAGTTGCCAAGTCATAGTGGTAGTCTGCTTCCTCGTGGCAAGAATCTCAACTCCATTGCTTCACCTTCAATGATACTCTTCAATGAGTCATTGATCAAACTGGCGGCAACTTCAATCTCAAGATTGTTGCGTTCACAATATGTTGTAACAGCATCCATGTGATCAATCTTTTCTTGAATAGCCAGATTCATAATCATCATAGAGAAGTTATTTTTTTCTTCACGATTTGCCATATTAGATCTCATAAGCACTCAGTGTCTCGTTTAGTTGTTGCGTCACGCGAACAAAAGTTGTTCGCTTGCTCAGTTCTTTTAGTTCTGATGCTCCCACATATGTACATGCTGAACGCAACCCACCTAAAATATCTTGAATAGTTCTGCTCACTTCACCGCGATATGGAATCTCTACAGTTTTGCCTTCAGATGCTCTGTAATTGGCAACACCACCATTATGCAGATCCATGGCTGTATCAGAACTCATGCCATAGAATCGATTGTCACCAAATGACGAAGCACCACCTTCCTTGTGACCCGCCAACATTCCACCGAGCATCACGAAATCAGCACCAGCGGCGAATGCCTTTACAACATCCCCTGGAACAGAACACCCACCATCCGCTATGATATGACCCCTGAGACCATGAGCAGCATCCGCACACTCAATAACCGCACTCAACTGTGGGTAGCCGATTCCTGTCATCTTGCGTGTTGTGCAGACAGAGCCAGGACCAATGCCAACTTTCACGATGTCAACACCCGCGAGAATCAATTCCTCTGTCATCTCTGGTGTAACAACATTACCCGCCATCAAAATAACACTAGGGTATCGTTCGCGGAATTTCTTAATGAATTCTACGAACGCTTGTGTATATCCATTCGCGACATCGATGCAAACTTTAATATGTTTATCGCCCACTACATGATAAACATTATCGAATTTGTTTAGATCTCTGTCACTAATACCAAGAGAGTAAACGCTGCTGTTGAGTTTCTTTTTAAAATGGTCTATCAATTCAACATCTTTGAAATGCTTTGTCAATGCAGTCATTGTTTGGCAATTATCTAATGCCACGTCCATGTCAAATGTCCCGACACCGTCCATGTTGGCTGCTATAATTGGAACACCGTACCATTCATTCCCGCTGCGAAATTTAAAGTGTCGTTTTAATTTAACCTCACTTCTAGACGCAAGCGTAGATCTTTTTGGTATAATCAAAACATCCTTGTAGTCAAGTTTCACATCGTTTGTAATTCGCATAAAGCCTCAATGATAAAATATATGATTACCGATTTGAGCAATCATTCGACTTTCATCAGCCCATTTCGGGTTAACATAAGTTGCATGAAAGTATTTGGCATTACCTATTATACCGTATCTCTTCTTGGAAATCAATATGCTTTCGGCAATTCTTTGCGATTCACGCCAAGCATTATTGTTACGAACCGAACGCTTGCCTTCACAGACCCAAGAGAACTGACAGATGTTCTTATGTTTCTGATGAACAACAGCACAAACGGTCTTTGGGAATTGATTACTCTTCACTCGGTTCATTGTAACTTCTGCGACAGCAATCTTGCCAGCGCGAGGCTCGCCACCTGCTTCGAAGTAAATGTTGCGCGCAAGGCACTCAACTTCGCGCATGACCTTTTGTTTTCTGTCGAATGATAACTCAAGAAACTCCATGCGAGTGTTCATGTCGAGTATTTGAGTAGCAAGAATGACATTTGCATTTTGCTGAGTTTCCAACTGCACCATAGCTCTAGAGTACATGTTATACGGCACAAACAATCCAAAAAAGAGAGCAGCGAATAAGCCACCCCAGAGCATAAAGAAGTTATGGTTGCGATCAAAATAATTTTCTACATTACGAAGTATATCTACTGCATTCATGTTAAGTCTCCATTATTGCAGTGGAAAGAAAAGGGTGGTGGTTCGCACCACCACCCCAGACCTTTCTGTTACCGAGCGGTCAACTCTTTGTGCTCAATGTGCTTATTAGGCAGCGAGAGCCATAGGTGTAAATGAATCATCGTTTGCATTTACTAGTTTTGCTATATTATCGTCATTCGCCTGACGAGCGCATTTTGTCTATTACTCACCCTGTCGAAACCTGTCATCCCCTCAGAAAACACACCAAGACTTTTCAAGATGTGCTTTTGGTGGAGATGGGGGTATTGAAACCCCGTCCAAGATGCCTTTACCTAAATGTTTACGCTGTTATTATCCTTGTAAGAGTTGTGGTTTTGTTTGCTCGTTTAATTGTTTCTGTTCTTCAAGATGAGCCTTATACTGCTCATTTGTTAACTTGTGCAATCCAGTGCAAACGCCAGTCGGGCTTCGACCGCATCCACAACCATACTTCTTTGTTTCTGTTACTTCGTTCATGGTGTTATTTAGCGTTTTTCGATCATTCAACGATCTCGCCAATCCTCCTATATCCCTTTGTGGTTGGGTGAACACCATCTGTTGAAAGATTGGGAATTCTAATTATCCAATCTCCATATTTGTTTGCCACCTCCTCGACTATTTCTTGTATCTCTGGTTTGATGGCAGGCAGTATCCAATATACTTTTTTTGCTACTACT